TAAACATTTTATCTTGTGTTGATGATGAACCAATAGTTGTTTCTGTGCCAAGATGAAATAAATGTCTGTCTCTATCAGAAACTAATGTCATTACTGATTTAGTAGGCATACCACTTCCTATAGTAGCTCTTGTTTGTAATGCACTAGAAGAAGCTGGACTCCAAGTAAATGTTCGACCATTGTGTATTGTGGCTATTAGTATATTTCCGTAATTATCTAATGACCAATTTGCTGGTTCGATAGTAACTGTGCTTGAAGAAGAGGCATCGCCCCAACCTACGAAATCTGTAATGTCAGTTACAGTTGAACCATTAGCATGTTCAGCTGCAGTTGTGCCGTTAATAGCACGAGTAATTCCGCTAATCGTATTCGTGCCAGTGGTATTAGTCGTATAGCTCATGTCTTCAGAACCTATCTAATCGTATTCGTGCCAGTGGTATTAGTCGTATAGCTCATGTCTTCAGAACCTATTCTTAATTTACCGTTTGTTAAAGGTAAACTTGCTGTACTTGTAAGAGTAACTGATGTTGCGCCAACAAGCATTACTCCACCATTATTTATTGTTGTTGTTAAAGCTGCGACTGGTCTTCCACCAAAATTAAATGTGCCCCAACCAAAACCATATGTTTGATTTAAAGGTCCAACAGGTGCATAAGGATTAACGTCTAAGGTACCGTCAGTTGATACTCCAGACTTAGATTCAGCTGAAGGCATCGTTATTGTAAATGTTGTAGTTGTTGGAACCGTTTGTATTTCAAAAAGTTTATCATCAAAATCTGAAGCTGTGTAGTCAGTGTTTGCTCCTGTGAAAGATCCTGCATTTGCAAAAGTTGTTATTTCACCAACCTCTAAATTGTGAGGTGCACTTGTAGTGATAGTTACTGTTGCTGATCCGTTGGTCGTTGTTATATTAGCGCCAGTAGAAAAATTAGTTGTCTCTAAAGGAGTAATATCATAAAAGGCACCTTCGTAATAAATAACTAGTACCTTATCAGTTCCTATTGCTGCGTATCTTTTACCTGCAGTATCCGCCCAAACATGTTGTCCTCTAGCAGCTCCAACCAATTTATCATTAACTAAAGCTTCCCAACCACCAATTTTTTCAGGTTCTCCATATCTAAATCTTACATTATCACCATCTACCCAACGACCTTCTGCGTCTGCTGGCGTAGATTGTTTATCAAACCCTGGTGCTATTTTTACTTTTGCTAAAGGCATAATGAATTATAGCACAACAAAATTAACTTTAAAACTAGCCGTAATGCTTTGATTTTTAGAGCTTCTTATAAGGTGATAGATACATATGTTGTAAAACATACTAAAGATGATATATATAAAACAATAGTTTTTATGAATGAAAAAAAAGTTAGTATAAATAATTTTATTGGTATATACGATAATTACATCACTTCAGAAGAATGTAATAAAGCTATTGAATTATACGAAAATCAAAATAAATTTAATAAAACAGTTAATAGAATAGGCTCAGAAAATTCTTCTATTCTTGAGAAACAAGACCAACAATTTTATGCGGCTCCTTATAATTTAAATATATGGTGGGAAGAATTAAAACCTATGATAGTTAATTTTGAAATGGCTTTTAAGCATTATATTAAAAACACAGGAGCAGATGATGCTTACGGAGTCCCTTTTCATTTTACAAATTTAAAAATACAAAAAACATTACCTACAGAGGGCTATCACGTTTGGCATGTAGAACATAATAAAGGGTTCGATAATGAACCTAGAGCATTTGTTTTTTCTGTATATTTAAATGATGTAGAAGAAGGAGGAGAAACAGAATTTTTACATTTTTCTAAAAGAGTAAAACCTAAAACAGGGAGAATAGTTATTTGGCCTGCAGCGTTTCCTTATTTACATAGAGGAAACCCACCCTTATCTGGCAAAAAATATATCCTAACCTCTTGGATGATGTTAAGATAATGGATCACACAGAAGCAATAGTAGAAATAAAAAATATTATTCAACCTCAATTTATTGAAAGAATAATCCCTTTAATCAATAAAAAAGCTAAAAAAAGTTTACATGTTTCATCGGGTTTAAATAAAGAAATAAGAAATGTAAAAGGATATCATTTAAATTTTGAAACCCCAACTAATTTATTTTATTGGAATTTTATAAAAAAAGAAATAGAGAGAATTTATACTTTCTATAAAGCTAAATTTCCTCAAATGAGTAGTAGTAAAATAAATCAAATAGATTTATTGAAGTACACACCAGGAGGAAAATACAATACACATATAGACAATTATACTAATACAGCTAGACATCTGAGTATAATAATGAATTTAAATAATACCTATAAAGGAGGAGATTTAATATTTACAGATCAAAGAGAGAAAGAAGTAAAAAAATTTAAACTTGAAACAGGGTCAACTGTATTTTTTCCAAGTAATTTTATGTATCCACATGGTATCAAACCTATAACAGAAGGAACAAGGTATAGTATAGTAGCATGGTTGCAGTAAATTATAAATTAATAAAAAATTTTTTTAGTAAAGAAGAACTTAATATTTTAAATAAATATTGCTATAATAAATTAGATGAGAACAAAGACTATAAATTAGACGGCCAGTCTTTTTCTCCAGCATGGTATAACGATCCTTTAATGAATGCTTTATTACAAACAAAATTACCTAAAGTAGAAAAAGAATCTAATTTAAAATTATTTCCAACCTACGCTTATTGGAGATACTATGTTTTTGGTGGAATGTTACGTAAACATTCTGACAGACCTTCATGTGAGATATCTGTAACAGCTTGTATAAAAAAATATAGCGATTGGCCTATTGTGGTTGAGAAAACATCTTTTGAATTAGAAGAGGGCGATGCAGTTTTATACGCTGGTTGTGATCAAAAACATTGGAGACCAGGAGTATATAAAGGTGAAGGTATGGCTCAAGTATTTTTTCATTATGTAAATCAAAATGGACCTAATAAAGACCATGCTTATGATGCTATAAATAAAAGTAATGAAAATGATAAAAATCGTAGATAATTTTTTTAAAGAAAAAGATTTAAAAGATGTTCAAGATTTTACTTTAAATAATGCGTATTACACTCCTTGTTATTTTCATAATACAACAGAGAGAAGTGCTAAAACTCATTATGGAAACAGATGGTTTTTTCCAAAAAAATCTAAGATGCTAGAGTTATTTAAATCACAGGCAGAAAAAAAATTTAAATTAAAAATAAAAAAAATAAATTCAACTTCAGGTATAGACCAAAGAAATTTAAATCATTTTAAACCACACACTGATCAACCACTTGGAAAAGCAAATTTGTTGGTAATGATCTCTGGTCCAACAGCTGTAACTAATGGAACAGTTTTTTATCATGGAAATTTAAATAAGTGTGAATTAGATATTCATGTAGGGTTTAGAGAAAATAGAGCTATTATGTTTCCATCAACATGGATTCACTCACAACATAAAAGTGAATTGCCTAATCTTAAAAGATATACGTCTACTTTATTTATTGAGGACTATGTTTTAATAATATAAATTAGGGCTAAGAAAGGTTGTAACACTGAGTCCGAACCTCCAGTAAAAGTAGCACTCATATTATGAGAGTGAGCCGTCCCTGATCCTACACTTCCTGTATTACCACCGCCCGCATTAGATGCTGATTGTGGATTACCATGAGCACTAGGTCCGCTTCCAATAGATTTTGGATTACCACCTGCACCAGTATGAGTATGTCCCGCTAATTCAGGTGTTGTTACAGCGTGAGTACCTGTAGATCCGCCAACGTTTCCAGTTGATTGTACAGTTTCTGCTCCACCAGTTGAGCCTAAAGTTTTGTTATTAGATTTACTTACAGGGAGTCTATCTTGTAAATCAGGTACATTGAAAGTTGATGAACCGTCTCCAGTTCCGTAAGTTGTGCCAACTATTGCAAATAATGCAGAGTAAGTAGATCTTGAAACAGCAGCACCATTGCATTCTAAAAATCCTGAAGGAAGAGACGCATCTGACCACGGAACAATAGTTGCTGTTGGAATACCTTCAATACCTGAAAGGTTTGATCCATTGAAATTAAATTTAGTTGCTTCGTAATTTGCCATATTTATTATACATTATGAAGAATAAGATGTTGGTCTAGCACCTAGTCTAGAAATTTTTTCTGACTCAGTTTCATCCTCAACATTATCATTATCCCAATTAGATTGTAATTGAACTAAATGAGCAGCGTCCCATTTAGTAATAAATTGACTTGCAAAATCTCCTAAATTAGCTTCAACCCACGACAGGTTTCTTCCAACTGTTCCAGGAACAGTTTCAACTAAATCATTATCGTCATTATTATCATCAATATAATGAATACAGTGAATGTTATCAAACTTAGAATCATTCCAAAATGAATCTTCTCCTGTTATCTTGTAAAAAATAGGAGCTTCAATAGAACCTTCTCCTGTTTTTTTCATAATTTTTTTCTCTGAGATAATTACTGTCCAATTTCCGTGTGTTGCCATAAATATCCTATGTTTTAATAATATAAATTAGTGTTAAGTAAGGTTGAAGAACAGAAGTTGCGTCCCCTGTAAAAGTTGCTGACATATTATGAGAATGTCCGCCTCCGCCGCCCGTACTTCCTGTATTACCACCGCCCGCATTAGATACGTTTTGTGGATTACCAACATAAGCAGGTCCGCCTCCAACAGATTTTGGATTACCACCTGCACCAGTGTGCGTGTGTGCTGATAATTCAGCTTCCGTTAAAGTGTGAGAACCTGTAGATCCTCCAACGTTTCCAGTTGATTGTACAGTGTTTGCTCCGCCAGTTGAAGCTAAGGCTTTGTTATTAGATTTTCCAACTGCTGCATTATCTTGTAAATCAGGAACGTTAAAATTACCACCTCCTGGATCACCGTAAGTTGTACCTACAATTGCATATAAAGCTGAATAAGTAGATTGACTTACTGCTTGACCATTACATTCTAAAAATCCAGATGGAACTGAAGCAGAAGTCCACGGAACAATGGTTGCTGTAGGAATACCCTCTATCCCTGTAAGATTTGCTCCATCATAATCGTATTTAGTTGCTTCATAATTTGCCATATTACTTCTCTGTGTAAGTCCATCCTGTCGTAGCGTCTCCTGAATAAACTAATCCAAAAGCTGCCCCTTGTGTATTAACGACAAGGTCTGCTGCTGCATTAGCGATGTTAGAAGAGTTTCTACCGACAGTTAGAGCGTTAGAATTAAAATCATAACCTTGATCAACAAAATTAACTTGATCACCTGTAGAAGGTGACGCTGGTAAAGTAACTGTAACTGCTCCACCGTTTGTGTTTACTAAAAGTTGTGCTCCTGCTTGAACTGTTTCTGCAGCAGATATTGCTCTCCATGTTCTTAATTCTCCAGCTTTTGTAATGTTTGTTCCGTCAGTAAATAAACTGTAAGTGTTACCTTCGCAAAGTAATGCTCCTGTACCACTAGCTGTTTTGAAAGTTAACGTGTAGCCAGCATGATCTGTTGCATCAATTACAGTGTAAAGTTTTTCAATAGTGTCAGGGCAAGTAACTGTTCTGTTAGCTGCTAAAGTTCCTGTTAATTTGATTACTGCGTTTCTAGCATTAGATATTGTACCATCAGTCATTACAAGAGTGACATCTGAAGATGCTACATCAATTGATTGAAAACCAGCAACGGCTTGTTGAACTAGATTTAAATTTGTATTAGTTTTATCACCCCAGGTACCAGCGTTTTCGCCAGTTACCATAAGCTCTAGTTTAAGATCTGTTGAATAACTTGATGCCATATATCTCCTATTTTAACAAAATTATGCTGCTCTATCAACCGTAGTCCAAACATTATTTACACCAGGATTGATCTCGCTCCATGCCGTAATATTAACTGAACCTATAGTAGCAGTCAACCCTATGCCAGATACAGGAGCAAGAGCGGTACCAGTTGCTACAACACTTCCAACTGATGCGTTTAATAATCCTGCTGTTGTTACAGGATAAGCAGATTCTTGAGATACTTGACCTACAGTTAAAGTTGCTGATTGACCAGTGACAGACTCGTTAGTTGTTTGTACTAAACTAATCGTGCCTAATGATAAAGTTGCTGAAATGCCAGTTACATCAACAGGTGTTTTATTTTCAGGTAAAACTTGACCAACACTTGAAGATATGCTTTGACCTGTTACACTTTCGTTTGTTGATTGTTCTAAAGATTGTTGACCTAAAGATAAATTTAATTGATTTTCATTTGCAAGAATAAATACATCATTATCAATTTGTATTGAACTTGGCCCTTGAGTAATTGTTAAAAGATCAAGCCCTGTAACTGAAACATCAATATCAGTAAAACCTATTGCATTTCCTTGAGATGCACTTAAAGATTGCCCTTGTGCAATTACAGAGTAATTACCACCCCAAACTCTATTACCCCAAGTTCCTCTGCCCCAACCTTGTCCTATTAAAAATTCATCATCGATTGTGACTGAACCACTATTTGAATTTAGACTTATACCAGTAACATCTACTTGTGCATCACCGGTAACTTCACTAGCTGTTCCTACAGAGGTAGCTAAAGATTGTCCTGTTACTTGAGACTCTGTTGCAATTTCTATGGTAGTGCTTCCTGGAGAAGAAGTTAAACTTTGACCAGTTGCATCAACAGAAGAACCAAATTTGATAGTTGACGATCCAATGCTTGTAGACATTGATTGACCTGTAACAACTACATCTCCACCTACACCCCAAGCGTTTTCACCCCAAGTTAATCTTCCCCAACCTTCATTGATTTCTGCAGAAGGTTCTAACGTTACTCCTTGTGAAAGTGTTGCGCTTAAACTTGTAAGTAAAACACTTGAACCAGAAAGATCTCCCCATTCACTTTCTCCCCAAGTTTTTCCACCCCAACCTGAATTGATTTCTGTAGTAGGTTCTAAAGTTACACCTTGTGAAAGTGTTGTACTTATGCCAGTTACTGCAATATCAGCGTTAGCTTGATCGCCCCAGCTATTAACTCCCCAAGAACCTTGACCCCAGTTATTATTAGCCATAGATAGCTCCTGGGTCGAACGGAAGACCCGCTATGAAAAACAAATTAGTAATGTTCGCCATAGCAGGCACCTCCTTTAAAATTAAGCGATTCTCAATATTGCTGCACTCGTTGTAAATGCGGGGAACTGAATAGTGAATGTTCCTGCAGATGCAGTTTTATCACCGCCAAAATCTAATACAGCTACAGCTGGATCTCCAGTTGCAGTGTCATTATAAATTAACGCACCTCTTGCTGTTAAAGTTACTCCTGTAAATGATAAATCAGCAAAGTCTGTTATAGCTGTGTTTGTAGCTACAGACGTTCCTATGTTTACAAGGGCACTTCCACCAGCTGAATAGCCAGATGAAGATACTTCATTTCCAGTTGTGTATGATGTTGTCGATTTTCCTAAAGTAGCTGAGTTAGTATACATTGCTAATTTAAATGTATTACCACCAGAACCACTAGTACTAAAGTTGTGCGTAGCTTCCAAAAGTTGTTTTTTGAAAGAGTTTGCGATTGCGTTAGTTGTTATTGCCATGTTTTCTCCTTAATTAATTTTATGGTGACGGTGAAGGTACTTTAATTCGAGGCACTCCACTGTCGTATTCTCCTCTTCTTCTTCTGCCCATTTGTTGTAGAGCAAAAGCTTGTATGCTTTGATTATACCTGTCAGAATACAGTTTGTATAGGTCATCAGGCCCTTTAAGATAGCTGTAAGCTTCTTTTAGAACTCCGTATAATAATAAAGCCTCTTGGTGTTCAGACAGAAATGTATTTGTAGAACTGTTAAAATGAGGAGGATCTTTTATAAAATTTATCTGTATTTGATAAACGCTATCAGGAGTAGGAGCCAACAAAATATTATTCTCATCCCAAATAGCGTAATATTTAGGTGATCCAGTTACAGTATCATTTGGAGCATATTCTGAAATAAAGCTAGTCTCTCTTTTTTCAAGGAAATCTCTTACATCAGAATTAATAATTTGCACTGATCTTAAAATAAGTAAATCAGCTGGCATAACAACGTATCGATTACCTGTTGTTACATTTGAAGTAGAGTATTTTCTAAGGTCATCATAATCCACAGCTCCTGCAATATCTAATTCTGTATTTCTTATAAATTGATCCAATATAGAATCTGTTAATACATTATTATCTACTTCTGTATAGTTTCTTACTTGTGTTAAAAAATCTGAATATGTAATAGCCATTATAATCCTATTGTTACCTGTCCAACTGTAGTTTGAGCTTGTCTTCTTCTATTTTGTAAAGAAGGATCTCTTGGTTGCATTGTATTCCCTTCTGAACCATCGTGTTCTATTGCGTAAAATACTTGAAAAGCAAACTGACCAGGTAATGTAAGATTAGCGACTGCTTGTCCTTGGCCACCCGATCCAGCAATTGTAGTATCATTTGAAAAAG